GTTCATACATAACCAACGGCGCAGGGTATGTTGTTACACCCTTCGGCAATGGTCGTATTAAGTATGACGGAGGTATTCAGCCTCCTGGGACTTGGCCTTCAGGGTTTATACCAGATAATCTGGCAGAGACAATGAAGGAAGATTCCCTTGAATTCCCTGATCAGAGTCATTTGGATACTAAGGCTTGGGATAGTACTAAGCCTCGTATAGAACAGGGTGGTTTGTTTGTAGCACTAGCGGAATTGAAAGATGTTCCGCGAATGTTTGAAACAACAGCTAAAGCCTTCAGAGGCACATGGGAACAAACGTTTCGTTTCTTCACACAACACGGAGACCGTGAGGCCTTCCGTACTGTGCGTCGATTCAAGCGTTTTACCTATATGGCCCCTAAGAGGGCTGCTGACCACTTTATCAACCATAATTTTGGTTGGGTTCCATTCGTCAAGGATCTTGCCGATTTTCTGTCAAATCTTCGCGATTTTCGTGAGAAAATTGCAGTTTTGAGTCAGAATAATGGGAAATGGATCCGAAGACGTAGTATCCTGGAAAATGTCGATAGTGATATCGAAGTACCTGGTTGGAAGGGTACTGGGATATTTCAAACTTATCCCTTGAATACCAGTCCAATGAATGATACCTGGGTCGGAACCCCTCGTTGGGAATTCCGAATCAGGACTTCAACGTACTCTACAGCTGTAGGGTCGTTTCGGTACTATTTACCGTACTTTGACGTATACTCTCCTGAATGGGGAGGGTTGGGCAGCGTTCGGCGTCAATTGGCGCTTCACGGTGCACGTGTTAGTCCGGTTCACATTTACCAAGCAGTTCCATGGTCATGGCTTGTCGATTGGTTAACTCCTGTAGGACACGATCTTGCTGTTCTACAGGACCAACTTATGGACGAAGTCGTGGCCAAATACTTATATACGACGACCCATTCAGTCCGGGAGCTTGTGTTTCAACAGTATGTACCGTTTAACGCAGCTTCCGGAGGTCCTCGTACGTTTACCTGGTCGAGAGTTATCTCGACAAAGCAACGAAAAGGTATAAGTAGTCCATTTGGATTCGGCCTGACTTGGGACACTTTAAGTCCCAAGCAATTAGCCATTCTAGCGGCTCTCGGTATCATGCGTAAACGCTGATCCCGGAGGAAATCTGTTAGGATGTATCTTCCATACTCCTTAGCAAACCCAGCGCCTTCGAGAAGCGTTGGTCGGGTATGGGTTAACCTCGATATTACCTTTGGAGGTCAACCACTATGTTTGCCGATCCACAATCGGTTACAATCAACTCAGTCGCTCAATCGATGCCTCGCGTATCCCAAAAGGATCGTTCGGCAGTCTATATGAAGGGTGACCAGAGTTATACTCTGTCCATCTCTCATTCTAGCGCGGCTAAAGGCCATATTCGGTCTTTGGTCCGTATCGATCAACGCGCCGTCGTGACTAATCCTTTGGATTCTTCCAATGATTATGACACGATGTCCTTCTACGTCGTTTTGGATAGACCCAGTTATGGGTTTACCCAGACGCAGGCGGAACAGTTGGTGGCAGGCTTTCAAGCCTGGCTCACAGCTGGAAATGTTGATAAGCTCTGGGGTCAAGAGTCTTAGACTCTTCCCGGTTTGCCCGTCTTCAGTTCCACTGGTATCTCGATTGTAATCTTGGTACCATTGGTACCAGGAGATGGCGAACGTACGTGGCTTGAAGGATTACCCCCAATTAGGAGGAACCTTGAAAAGCAACGTAAGTGACCTAACAAGGCTCATGGAAGCCATCTATATAGATGCCTCCATGAAGTGTGTCGCTGAAGTCTCCGATTTACGTGACCTGGAAACAATCAGGTCACGGGTTAAGAGTGAGGGGATATCGTTCTTGACGATAACCCTACCACAATTCTGCAGTGACTTCGAGAGAAGCCTACAGAACGGTGTTATTGACTCAAAGGCCTTTCGGAGTTTCCGAAAGACCCTAGCAATCCCTTCATTTTTGAAAGGTATGCTAAGTCAACTCTTTAACCAGGAGACAGGAAGGATTTACGATGAAAAAGACCCCTTTCCGGGGCCAGCGCAGTGCGATGGCCCAACGATCGTTGAAGCTGTCAGGCAGATATGCCTGGCCTTCAAGAAAGTTGAGATCCCTTGTACGCCCGAGAGGACGATCAAGGCGCTCGACGCTTTCATCGCGATTGAGCAATCTTTTGATGATTTCAGGCTCCAACCTGAGGAACTTGCTGAATTTAAGCTCGTTTCTCAGATGCTTTGGGATCCTATCGTTAGTCACTTTGACTTTGACGATATGGAACCAAGACATGGTCCTGGAGCTACTGCAGGAGGTATCTCTGGAAATCAGAAATACCGATGGCAGTTTTGGCACGATCGTCTCGAGCCTTATTTCCCTCTTCTCGGAACTGGCTACCCTTTGGGTGCTGGTCCTGAGTCCGAGGAGCTCGAAATTGTGTCGATCGTGTCCATGGAACAGGAGCAACCTGTTAAGGTTACCCCCGTTCCGAAAACACTCAAAAGTCCCCGCATAATAGCAATTGAACCTTGTTGTATGCAATATGCACAACAGGGTATTCGAGATTGGTTATATAACCAACTCGAGTCTTATCGGTTAACGCGAGGTCACGTTAATTTTCGTGATCAAAGTGTCAACCAGAGACTTGCTCTTTATGCTTCTTCGACTGGTCGGTATGCAACTATCGATCTCTCTGATGCTAGTGACCGAGTTCCTCGGGAACTGGCTATGGAGATGTTCTCCTCGCATCCTGATCTTCAGGCTGCAGTAGATTGTTGTCGAAGTTATAGCGCGGAACTTCCGGACGGGAGAATTATATCTCCCTTACGGAAATTCGCGTCTATGGGTAGTGCTCTCTGTTTCCCTGTTGAGGCAATGTACTTCTACACGATATGTGTAGTTGCCTCTCTCAGGGCACGGAACCTTCCTGCTACACCGCGTAACATTTTTCGTGTGTCACGTGGTGTATACGTATACGGTGACGACATTGTCGTTCCGTCTGCGCATGCGACTATTGTCATCGATCACCTGCAAAAGTATAATTGCAAGGTGAACTTAAACAAGACTTTCACGAGCGGAAGCTTTAGAGAGTCTTGTGGACTAGACGCCTATAAAGGAGAGTCGGTAACACCGACGTACCTCCGGCATATGCGTCCGTATGACAAGCGTCAATCACGGGAGATCGTTTCTTGGGTTGCGACGTCAAACCTCTTTTATAAGAGGGGTTATTGGCGTACAACTCGGTATATGCGAAAAATCATAGACCGACTCATAGGGCCTTTGCCTTATGTGTCTGAAACGAGTCCCGCGTTGGGCTATACCACTTTCTTGGGGTATCGTTCCGCCTCCCGGTGGAGCAATACTTTACATCGCTTTGAAATAAAAGCGATTGTACCAAGCCCAGTATACCGCACAGGTATGTTGGAGGGGTATAGTGCTCTATCTAAGAGTCTCAAAGGCATGAAAGATAATCTCAAACATGCTCTTCAAGAGGGCTCTTATGAGCATTGGTCTAGATGGTACGACGGTTCTAACCATGGACCGCAGTATCCTAAGGATCCAATGCATTTAGAGCGTTACGCACGGCACGGCGCCGTTGCACTACAACGCCGGTGGACCGCCGCCCTCACTTAAGGGGCGGCTGGGCTGGGAAAAACCCAGTTAGCTTGGATTAACCTTCGGGCCCTCCATAGTGTACGTTCCTATCGTAACTGATTTGGAATGTTTTCACCAAGGGGGGTCCCCCGCGAGGGGTAAACCGTGCCAGGCTCCTAAGTGGAGTCCTAGTTAGGGACGAAGGGCAGTGCATCCAAGCTGCC